TTACTATTCACATATGTTAACAGATCTTGAATTTAGTCCAGATCTAATGAGACATCTATGGAATGAAAATAATTTCTATTGTCCTCAATACACAATAAACACCGCAGATTCAAGACTGAGAAATGATGCAGATTCTACAGCATCACAAACAAGTACTACGACACATTCTAAGCGTCTATGCATTGGTATGAAACATAGACCAGGGGCGAATGGAATTAAAAATACTGCGGCGCAGTTGGGTGGGTATTATCATTGGGGTTATACAGCAACTCAATCAAGTTATAATAACTATCCTTCTATGTTCCCACCCCCATGGTATGATATGCCAACACAAATTCCTGTAGCAAATGGTGATACTGGTTATATAATGCAACCTCTAACGGCTTGGTCATCTATCGGTTATGTGAATAAACAAAATAACCATTATGATTACCATGGTTTTCCTAGATTAATGAATATTTGGAGAACAAACGATGAAGGTTTTGGTCATGGCGAAAGAGTACAAAAAGACGGCAAATATTACCGCTCTTTTAGACTTCATCGATGCGGCGGCGGTTATGGCTCGGCTGCAGATTCTTTGTATAGAAATGCATGCTATTTATTCCCAGAAGGCAAAGGCGACTAATAATTGGCAGATGTTCTTCTAAATAGGCCCGCTGATTCTTCTGAAACTGGCTTACTATTAAATACCTCTCGCGAGTTATTACTAGTTTCAGATTCAGCGGGCCTATCGGTAATTCCTGGAGTATTAGATTCTAATTTATTGTTGATATCAAGTGATGATTCAATAAATTATTCTGGTATTCTCAGTCGTGTTGTTGCTACATCAGGAGGAGCATCTCAAGCAGACCTTGATTCAGCTAATAGTTTAATTACTACACTAAGAGCTTCATTAGATTCTGCAGAAACAGCGGCAGCAAGTGGTGGTGGTTCTTCTCAAAGATGGATATCATAAAAAGTAAAATTTGTAATGTATAAAACATATAAATAGTCTAAAGATTTTATATCGGAGACTATTTTATGGCACCACCTAATTCTAGAGATACGCTAATTGATTATTGTAAGCGTCGTCTAGGTGATCCAGTTTTGGAAATCAATGTTGATGAGGACCAAATTGAGGATCGTGTAGACGAAGCATTACAGTATTATCAAGAGTATCATTCAGACGCAACTGTACGCACATACCTTAAGCATCAGGTTACTTCTAATGATGTCACAAATAAATATATACCAATAGCTTCTGACATTCTCTATATTTCAAAAGTGTTTCCGCTGTCAAGCTCGTTTAATAGCTCATTTAATTTCTTCGATATTAAGTACCAAATGATGTTAAACGATATTGCTGACATGGCAACATTTGCTGGTGGTCTTGCATATTATGAGCAGATGCAACAGTATCTTTCTCTTTTAGATATGAAACTGAATGGACATCCACAAACACAATGGTCGCGTCATCAAGATAGATTACATATCTTCGGTGATTTTAATGATGATGACATTAAAGTTGGAGAGTACGTTGTAGCAGAGGTCTATACACTTATTGATCCGGATACTCACACATCAATCTATAACGATATGTGGCTAAAAGAATATACAACAGCTCTTATTAAACAGCAATGGGGTATGAATCTTATTAAGTTTGAAGGAGTACAATTGCCAGGCGGAGTTATTTTAAATGGTAGACAATTATACGATGATGCATCAACCGAAATAGAAAACTTGAGGCAAAGAATTAGAGAAGAACACGAATTTCCGGCTGACTTTTTTGTAGGTTAATATGGCACGTAATTTTTATTTCTCGGAAAAAGTCAGGTCAGAAATTAACCTGTATGAAGACCTCATCATAGAGGCACTTAAGATCTATGGACAAGATGTCTATTATCTTCCGAGAACAATTGTAAACGAAGATCAATTGCTTGGCGATGACGCAACATCGCAATTTGCAGATTCACAAAAGATTGAAATGTATATTGAAAATGCTGAAGGCTTTGATGGTGAAGGAGATCTCTTTACAAGATTTGGCGTAGAGATTAGAGATGAAGCTACGTTTGTAGTATCAAAATCTAGATGGTCTACACAAGTGAATAGAGCTGATAACGCATTACAAGGTGATAGACCTACTGAAGGTGATCTAATTTATCTTCCTCTTACAAAGTCTATGTTTGAAATACGTCACGTAGAACATGAGCAGCCTTTTTATCAAATAGAAAATGTACCAGTTTATAAAATGCGTTGTACTCTCTTTGAATATACTGGAGAAGATTTTGATACTGGTACAGAAACCATTGACTCTATTGAAAGAGATTATGCATATCAATATAGAGTTTCATTATTGGCACCGAAAGTTGCCACAGCGACTGCGAGTATTACGTAATGGGAAGAGTTTCAAGTCTTACAATTACCGATTCTGGTAACTATTATACTACGCCACCTATTGTAGTAATCGATTTTCCGATACCTGCTGATAGCGCATTTCTAGGAAAAATTGATAGTGCTAATCCATATTTTGGCGCAAGTTCTCTTGTACATGATTCTGCAGATACTACAGCTGTAGCAACTCTTACTAGTTCTTATGGTGGAGTAAATCAGCAGCCGGCTGAATTGGCATTTTGGATTAAACCTACTTCAATTCATGCTTGTACAATTGCATGGTCTGACGATTTTAGAATTGTAATGGACAGTAACGGATTGCCAGGCATGGCTTTCACCGTTGATTCTGCTGGCAACGCTGATTCACATGCAGTAGGAATTACACAAACAAGATACGCTAATCATGCTCTTGATTCTAATCAATGGAATTTTGTACATTTCGAGCTTTTAAATAATGTTTTAAGACCAAATGTTGATAGCGTAAAAGGCTCTGACTTTACTCTTAATATTACCGATAATTATCCATATGACAGTGGAGATGTTATTAAGTTTGGTGCAGATCTTAATGACTCATCACCTATTGCAACATCAACAGGAGTTGGTAAAATTCCTTCGAAGGGATTTACAGGTTATGTAGATCACTTTACTTTTACGAAAAAAACAGCACAGCCTATCTTTGATAATGTTCAATCAAATAGATATGCAGCTGCTGCTACAGATTATTATTTTGGTCAAACGCCAGATATTATAGAAACATTTGATTATAAAAGAGCTATTGGCTCTGCAACAATTGATTCAGCAACGGGTGAAGTAAGTGGATTAATTATTGTAGATTCTGGAGAAGGCTATTCATCAATACCGAATGTTGTATTGATAGGTGGCAGATCTGCTGCGTTTGATAGTCAATATTCAGTAGGAGATGATCTTACACAAACGTTGTCTTCAGGTACAAAGATAAAAGGCGAAGTACAAAGATATCAATTAGATTCAGATAGTGATGGAAGCCGTTATCTTTTCCTTGCACATGTTGGTGCAGATGACGGAGAATTCAGAACATTTGTAAATGGAATTACGTTAAATAAAATATCACCGCCTGGCTCTGTAGGTCTTAAAGTCACCGGTGTAAACGAAATAAATAACATTAGTGAAACAGAACAAAACGACTTATTTACTTCAACAGATGTAGATGACTTCCTTGACTTTAGTGAAGATAATCCATTTGGTGATCCGGAGAATCAATAATGTTTGGTGGACATTACTATCACGAAAGAATTAGAAAGTCGGTTTCAATCTTTGGTCGACTCTTTAATAATCTATATGTGGTACGTAAAAATTCAAGTGGTGGAGTTTTGAATCAATTAAAGGTTCCGCTCGCCTATGCACCGAGACAAAAATATTTAGAAAGAATTCGTGAGAACCCCAGTCTTGAGGATGATACAAGAGTTGCAATTAAATTACCGCGCATGTCATTTGAAATTACCGATATTCAATATGACCTAACCAGGCAATTAGCTAAGGTTAGTAACTTTAATACTAAAGGTTCTGCACCAGAAAAAAGACAAAAGTTTTATTCACCTGTACCATATAACATTGGATTCTCTTTAAGCATATATGCAAAAAATCAAGATGATGCATTACAGTTAGTAGAACAAATCTTACCAACTTTTAATCCGCAGTATACTGTTTCAATATATCCATTTAAAGAATTATACCCAGATTTTATTGAAGACGTTCCCATTGCAATTACTGGTGTAACATTTGAAGATGATTATCAAAGCACACTCGAACAACGTAGAACAATTATATACAATCTTACTTTTGAAATGAAATGTCAGTTTTATGGCGATATTGAGAATAAAGAAATCATTCGTCTTTCCAATGCGAAATTATTTAATATGAACGCAGGAATGCAAGATTCAGATATATATCTAGAAAGAGTAACTGTTAGCCCAAATCCAGCAAGTGCAATTGGCTTACCAGATAGCGATTTTGGATTTAGCACAGAAATAGTTCAAGCAGGAGATAGCAGCTAATGCCTATGATATTAAGACTTATAAAAGGAAGCGAATTAACATTTGCTGAACTCGATGGCAACTTTACAGATTTAGATAATAGAACGGATGCTTTAGAAGCGCTAAATCTTGGTACTCGAGTAACAAGACTAGAAGCAGCCGGTACTCCTATTTACTATGATTCAGATGATACTGAGGTAATTCTAGACTCAATTTGGGGCGGTACTGTTGCTTCATATTTAGCCACAACCGATTCCATTGGATTGGCTTCATATGATTCATCAAGGTTTAGTCTTACCGGTGGCCACGTATCTCTTATAGAAAAAATAGCTTCGGCTGGTGACGTGGGTCTCGCATCATTTGATTCATCGCGGTTCAGTGTTACAGGCGGTCATGTAAGTTGGATTGAAAGACTTGCAACAAAAGACAGTGATGGCACAGCATCGTTTGATAGTTCAAATTTTGTTGTAACTAATGGGCATGTAACAATTAACCCTTTAAGTGCAGCTGGAAGAGTTGCTGGTATTAAGCCAATTGATTCTAGTGGTGTAGCATCATTTGATTCTGCTAATTTTAACGTAAGTTCAGACGGTCATGTTACATTAGATATTGCTACTACAAGTAGTGTTGGTGTGGCATCGTTTAATTCTAATGATTTTACTGTTAGTGCAGGCGGTGAAGTATCATCGACTGGTGGCGGCTCCACCAACGGCGCTGTTGGAACTTATGCATTTATGTCAGTATGGCCAAGCACGACTGGATATGCATTTGGTGCTACTGAAAGCGGCAGCGTCTTAAGACCATGTAGTGCTGCAGGTGGTTTAGGCTTTGGACCTTATCAAACTGGAACTTGGCGGTGCATGGGTAGTACAATTGGTGCAGTCGTTGCAACTGAAGTTGCCACTTTATGGCTTAGAATATCTTAATTATGTCTGATAATGAAAATGTAAAATCTGATTATGATTACTCTCGTCAAACGTATTATGATCTTATAGAAAAAGGTAGAGAATCATTAGAAGATATGATTGAGGTTGCTCGACAATCAGAGCATCCAAGGGCATACGAAGTACTTTCTGGTATGATTAAGAATATATCAGACGTAAATGATAAATTAATGGATTTGAATAAAAAACAAAAAGACATTAATAAAGAGGATGATAAACCTCAGTTAGCAAATCAAACTACAAATAATTTATATTTAACTACAACTGATTTACAGAAAATGATGTCAAGCGAAGATGAAAAACTAGTTAATGTCACTACAACAAAATGATTCATACCTAGGAAATTCTAATGTAAAGCGTGATGGTGTTCTTCAAGTTTGGACTCCAGAATTATTACATGAATACAAAAGGTGTATGGATGATCCTATTTACTTTGCAGAAGAATACGTAAAGGTTATATCACTTGATGATGGTTTAGTTCCGTTTAAGCTATATCCATATCAGAAGCAAATGTTTGGACACTTTAATGAGCATCGTTTCTCAATCGTTTTGGCTTGCCGTCAATCAGGAAAATCAATCTCGGCATGTGCGTATCTCCTCTGGTATGCAATCTTTCACCCGGAAAAAACAATTGCGGTTCTTGCGAACAAAGGGGCGACTGCTCGGGAAATGCTATCTCGTATCACGCTTATGTTGGAAAACATTCCGTTCTTTTTACAACCGGGTTCAAAGGCGCTTAACAAAGGTTCATTAGAGTTTAGTAACAATTCGCGAATAATTGCTGCTGCTACTTCCGGTAGCTCTATTCGAGGTATGTCTGTTAACCTTCTTTATCTAGATGAGTTTGCCTTTGTAGAAAGAGCATCAGAATTTTATACATCAACATATCCTGTTGTATCTGCCGGTAGAGATACAAAGGTTATTATTACGTCTACTGCAAATGGTATTGGTAATCAGTTCCATAAAATATGGGAAGGAGCAGTTCAGACAATAAACGAATTTATTTCATTCCGCGTAGATTGGTGGGATGTACCGGGTCGTGATGAAAACTGGAAAAAAGAAACTATTGCTAATACAAGTCAATTGCAATTTGACCAAGAATTTGGTAATACATTTTTCGGAACAGGTGATACACTTATTAATGCCGAAACCTTATTAGGCTTTCGGGCAAAACCTTATATCGAAACACTTGAGAATGGCGATCTCAAAGTATATAGTAAACCTACTGAAAAACATGATTATATCATGACAGTAGATGTAAGTAAGGGAAGAGGACAGGATTATTCTACTTTTAATTTAATCGATATTAGCGTTCGCCCGTTTGCACAGGTTGCTGTTTATCGGAACAACACTATCTCTCCTTTACTCTTCCCTAATATTATATATAAGTACGCGAAATCCTACAACAATGCATATGTTGTAATTGAATCAAATGATCAAGGTACTGTAGTTTGTAATGGTTTATATCATGATTTAGAATATGAAAATGTGCACGTTGAATCTGCAATTAAAGCAAATGCAATTGGTATCGAAATAACAAGAAAAACAAAAAGACTCGGCTGTTCAGCAATTAAAGACATTTTAGAAAATAATAAACTTAGTATTGTTGATGATACTACAATACTTGAAATTTCTACTTTTGAAGCTAGAGGTCAATCATACGAGGCATCAGACGGCAATCATGACGATCTTATGATGAATTTGGTAATGTTTGGTTATTTTGCATCTACACAATATTTTGGTGATATGACAGATATTAATTTAAAAGAAATGTTATTTAAGAATAAGATGAAACAAATTGAAGATGATATGGTACCGTTTGGATTTATTGATGATGGTCAAGCGCATATGGATGTTTTAGAAGGTCAAGAAAAAGATACTTGGCAAATTAAAGACTTCGATCCTGACTTAGCAGGTCATGATGGTGTATTTGACAGAGACTTATAATATTATAAATAATAGCAAATATTGAAAACAACCGTATTATGTTAACATATCATTAAAAAGGAAGAACCAAAATGGCATTAGGTACACCGTCAGAAAGCCCTGCGGTTGTTGTCAAAGAGATAGATCTGACTGGTGGCGTTCCAAACGTACAGTCAACTACTGGCGCAATCACAGGTAATTTCCGCTGGGGGCCTGTCGCACAAAGAGTATTAGTAGACAATGAGGCAACTCTTGTTGATACATTTGCGACACCAGACTCAGCGTCAACTGTTGACTTCCATTCGGCTCAATACTTCTTGCGTTATTCAAGTAACCTACAAGTAGTGAGGGAAGCAACAACTGCAGCCAAAAATGCACGTTCACCAATTGGTCAACTCGGAACGGATAGTGATGGTACACTTCCTACAGAGTTTGTCAAGAACGATGCAGATTTTGATGCACAAAGATCCGGATTAGATTCAGATTCACACACAATTATTGGCAAATATCCAGGCGCGCTTGGCAATTCGCTACAAGTTCAAATTTGTCCTTCAGATGCTACACAGTTTAATGCGTGGTCATATAAGGATAATTTTGATAAAGCTCCATCAACATCTGATTATGCAGCAGATCGTAACGCATCAAATGATGAAATTCATATAGTTGTCGTTGATCAAGATGGTAAGTTTACTGGAACTAAAGGTACTGTTCTAGAAACATATCCATTTGTATCAGTTGCATCAGACGCAAAAAATCCAGATGGAACTACAAACTACGCTTTGGATATTATTAATGAGCGCTCAGAATATGTTAACATGGTGGCATGGGATTCCGCCTACAGTGCAGCAGGAGCATCAACAGAAATTGATAGTGGAGATAATTTCTCCATGGGAACTCCAGCTGTTGTTGATCATAGTCTACTTAAAGGCTCAAATTCAGGTGCACTAGGCGTATCAGATGTGCTTCGTGGTCATGATCTCTTTGAAGATAAAGATCAGGTAGAAATTGATTTTCTAATTTCACCAAGCATGACTAACAGCACTGATCAAGCCACAATCGTTAATGATTTGGTCACAACAGCACAATCACTTCGCAAGGATTGTATTGTATGTGCATCACCTGCAAGAGATGACGTAGTAAACTTGACAAGCGCAGCAGATATTACAACTAACGTAATTGCAACTGCAAATGCATATACTAACTCATCGTATCTTGTTGCAGATAATAACTTCTTAAAAGTCTACGACAAGTACAACGACGGTTACATTCATATTCCGGCAGCGTCTTCAACTGCAGGTATTTGTGCAGCCACAGATCTTAATAGAGCTCCATGGTTCTCACCAGCAGGCTCAAGACGAGGTCAGTATCTTGGAATTACTGGTTTGGCATATACACCAAACAAGTCACAAAGAGATCAGCTGTACAAAATTGATGTTAACCCAGTCGCTAACATCCCAGGACAAGGAACACTTCTTTACGGAGATAAGACAATGCTAGGACGTCCTTCAGCATTCGATCGCGTTAACGTACGTCGTCTATTCCTTATTCTTGAAAGAGCAATCGGTAGAGCCGCTCAACAGGTATTATTCGAATTCAATGATGAGTTTACTCGCGCAGAATTTGTTAATATTGTAGAGCCTGTGCTTCGTGAAGTACAGGGTAGACGTGGAATCACAGACTTTAGAGTCATATGTGATGAAACTAATAACACTCCTGCTATTGTAGATCGCAATGAATTCATCGCAAACGTCTTCATCAAGCCAGCACGTTCAATTAACTACGTAACTCTGAATTTCGTAGCCGTAAGAACAGGTGTTGACTTCGAAGAAGTTGTTGGCACAGTTTAAGGAGATAACGAACAATGGCTATTCTCGGAGTAGATGACTTTAAGTCAAAACTGAGAGGCGGCGGTGCTCGTCCTAACCTCTTTAAAGTAACAATTAACTATCCCGGATTTGCAAATGGAGATGCAGAACTTACATCGTTCTTGGTGGAAGCAGCTGCATTGCCAGGGTCAACCTTCGGTATCATTCCAGTATTCTTCCGTGGAAGAATCCTAAAGATGGCTGGTGATCGTACATTCGCTGAATGGACAACTACTATCATTAACGATACTGATTTTGCAATTCGAGATTCAATTGAGCGTTGGATGAATGGTATTAATGCACATTCTGCAAATACAGGTCTGACCACGCCAATTGCATACGAAGCAGATCTTAAAGTTGATCAACTTGATCGTAACGGAGACGTCTTAAAGACTTACACCTTCCGTGGTGCATATCCTCAAGACTTGTCAGAAATTGCGCTATCATATGCTGACAATGATAATATTGAAAGATTCACTTGTACTTGGGCATATCAGTACTTTGAGTCTAACACTACAGACTAAATAAATAGTAAGGAGCCGGGTTCTCTCGGCTCCTATTTCTAGTTTAAGGATTTTAATATGGCAGAACAATCTGGACAAGACGGCATTAAATTATTTGGCTTTGAAATTAAACGCGCCAAAAAGAAGGAAGAAGATAAAGCTCCTTCAATAGTTCCGCCACGAGATGACGAAGGTGGTAGTTACGCAACCGCATCCGGTTCCCACTATGGTCAGTATCTCAATCTTGGTGATGACGATTCAAAGGACAACTATCAACTCATTATGAAGTATCGTGGTAATGCGATGCATCCAGAAGTTGACATGGCTATTGAAGATATTGTAAATGAATCTATTACAGGATCTGAATTAGAACAAACTCTTGATATTAACATGGAAGATGTTGAAGCTCCTGATAGAATTAAGAAAGTAATTAAAGAAGAATTCGATACGATTTATGGTATGCTTAACTTTAAAGAGCTAGGTCATGACATTTTCCGCCGTTGGTATATTGACGGTAGAATGTATCATCATCTTGTGCTTAATGAAGCAAATCCTAAAGAAGGTGTTGTTGAAATTAGACCTATTGATGCAGCAAAAATGCGCAAGGTCAAAAAGGTTAAGAAGAAAAAAGATCCAAAGACTGGTGCAGATATTATTGAGAAAACAGAAGAGTTCTTTATTTTTCAAGAGAAACCTGGTTCTTCTACAAGTGGCGTAAAGATGACACCTGACTCTGTCAGCTATGTGACATCAGGTCTGCTTTCAGAAGATCGTAGAAAAATTATTTCATTCCTACATAAAGCGTTAAAGCCAATCAATCAACTTCGTATGATGGAAGATGCATTGGTAATTTATCGTTTGGCTCGTGCACCAGAACGTCGTATTTTCTATATTGATGTTGGTAACTTACCGCGTGGTAAGTCAGAACAATATATGAAAGACATTATGGCTAAGTATCGTAACAAGCTTGTATATGACGCAAAGACTGGTGAGATACGAGATGATCGTAAACATATGTCTATGCTCGAAGATTTTTGGTTACCAAGACGTGAAGGTGGTAGAGGTACCGAAATCTCTACACTTCCAGGTGGTGAAAATCTAGGACAAATTGAAGACATTATTTATTTTCAAAAGAAAGTATATAAGTCACTAAACGTACCTATCAATCGATTAGAACAAGAATCACAGTTCTCTCTAGGTAGATCTACAGAAGTTAATCGCGATGAGTTAAAGTTCCAAAAGTTTATTGATAGACTTCGTATGAGGTTTGCCCATCTTTTCTATGGCATTCTTAAGAAGCAATTAGTTCTCAAAGGTATTTGTACAGAAGAAGATTGGGAAACATGGAAGAATGATATTACTGTTGACTTTGTAAAGGATAATCACTTTACAGAATTGCGTGATATTGAAGTACTAAGAGAAAGAGTACAAACACTTGATATGGTTCAAAACTATGTTGGTGAATATTACTCTAAAGAATGGGTACAGAAAAATGTTCTTATGCTTTCTGATGAAGACATTGAGAATATGAAAAAAGAAATTGATGGCGAAACTGAAGAAGAACCCGAAGAAGAGCCACAAGAAGTACCACAGCAGGAAGAACCTCCTACTGATGGTGGACAAAAACATAGTATTGATATTAATGTAAAAGGAAATAACTGATGAGTGAAGCAGAAGCACAAGTAATGGCACCAGAACCTGAAGCAAATGAGTTGCCGCCACCCCATATTCAAGATATGATTAATCATGCTATGGATCAAGAGTTTAGCCAAGCTAACAATATCTTTAGTGATATGATGACTGTGAAATTAAATGATGTACTTGATCAAGAAAAAATTCGACTAGCAGATCAAATTTTTAATGGAGGTGGAGATGAAGAAGCTGATACTAACGACGACCAGCTCGAACTTGACCTTGAAACAGAGAGCGAGTCTGAAGAGGGAGAACAGGGAGAAGAGGAAGCTGACGAAGTCGAAGAAGACGATGAAGATAGCATGACTGATGAAGAAATTGCTGATGTAATTGATAACATGTCTGATGAAGAACTTGCTGAACTTGATGCAGAAATTGAAGAAGAAGACGAAAATTCTTCTGAGTAAAAAGTAATAAAGGTATAAATAACATAGTAAAATGAAAACTTTTACACATTTAAGAGAACTGACTGGTAGGAAACCTGAAGGCCAATTAATGGTCAATAAAAAATTAGGTAGAATACAAGTGATGGTTTATAAAGAAAAAAATGGCTTCGTCGCTTATATCGATGGAGACAGACTTGATCGATATAGATCAAAACAAGAAGCAGAAAAAGCTGCTATGGAATTTATAAAGGTAATTAAAAAATGAAGCTGATTTCTGAATATACTGAAGATCAATTAGAAGTTATCACAGAAGCTACTAAAGATGGCGGAAAAAAATATGCCATTGAAGGTGTATTCATGTCAGCTGAACAAAAAAATAGAAACGGTCGTATCTACCCCAGGCAAGTAATGGAAGGCGCAGTTGATAAATATGCAACTGAGCAAGTATCCAAAGGTAGAGCTGTGGGTGAATTGAATCATCCAGAGGGACCGACCGTTAATCTAGATAAAGTTTCTCACAAGATCGAATCCCTTGATTGGAAAGGTAACGATGTTGTGGGTAAGGCGACTATTTTGGAAACTCCTATGGGACAAATTGTAAAAGGTTTGTTGGATGGAGGAGTCAAGCTAGGCGTCTCAACTCGTGGAATGGGAAGCCTCGAAAATCGTGGTGGCGCCATGGTTGTAAAACCAGATTTTCTACTCAATGCAGTAGATATTGTTCAAGATCCATCTGCTCCTAGTGCTTTTGTTAATGGGGTTATGGAAGGTGTTGAATGGGTATGGAACAACGGCATCATTGAAGCTCAGGCTATTGAAAAGATTGAGACTGAAATTAAGAAAGCTCCTCGCGCGGATCTCTATGAGACACAAGTTCGTGAGTTTAAGAATTTCCTCTCGTTGCTCAAAACTAAATAAAAGGAGTCAATAATGACTGAAGATCAAATCCAAGATCAAGATGTTGACCTCCATGATGACAACGATGTCGTGGAAGAAGCTCACGATCCTAAAAATGCTGAAGCACAATCAGTAGCTGCTACCGATAAGGCTAGTGAAGTTACTAAAAAAGCTCCAGCACGCAAAGGTGATAATACAAAGCAAGACCCAATGCCTAAGACAAAAGCTGGTATGATGTCAGCTGCAGTCGGCGCAATGCAAAGCATGTCAAAAGAAAAACTGTCTGGTGTTCTTGGAACACTACAGGCTGGTACAGATCCAGAAGCTTTTGACGGGGATACAATTGCTGAGTCAGAAATCCAATACCAAGCAGATTTTTCAGATGACCTCAACGCATTGGTCAACGAAGAAGCTACTTTGTCAGAGGATTTCAAAGCCAAAGCAGAAGTCATTTTCGAAGCAGCTATCAAATCAAAGCTCGCTGAAGAAATTGATCGTCTTGAAGAGAAGTACAACGAAGAATTAGCTGAAGAAGTTGAATCTACTAAAGCTGAACTCGTTGAAAAAGTCGACAGCTATCTTAACTACGTAGTTGAGAATTGGATGGAAGAAAATAAAATTGCCGTCCAAACAGGCCTTCGCACTGAAATTTCAGAAACATTCATGAACAGCTTGAAAGATCTGTTTACTGAGTCTTACATTGAGGTTCCAGAGTCTAAGGTTGATCTAGTTGACGAAATGGCTGCAGAGATTAATGAGCTTGAAGAGGCACACAATACTGCAGTAGCTAAGTCACTTGAGATGCAAGAGGAGCTAGAATACCTAAGTCGCGAACACATTATTCGTGAGCACGCTTCAGACCTTGCTGAAACTCAGGTTGAAAAACTCAAAAGTTTGGTTGAAGATGTAGATTACGATGATTGGGATTCTTTCTCTACGAAAGTTCTAACAGTCAAAGAATCATACTTCACCAAAAAAGTTACCGAGTCCGCTGATATTGAAGAAGAAGACAATGGCGATGCTATTGTAGAAGCTTCTGGCTCAATGGCTCAGTATCTCTCCGCAATCCAAAAAACAAATAAAAATTAATTGGGAGTCCAATAAAAATGCAACAGCAAGCATCATACGATAAGTTGATGGAAAAGTGGGCACCTGTACTGAACGAAGAGTCAGCGGGCGCAATCACAGACCATCATCGTAAAGCAGTAACAGCTGCTATCCTCGAAAACCAAGAGCAAGCACTTCGCGAAGAAGGTCTTCTTAACGAAGCTGCTCCAACAAACAACACCGGCAATGCAGCTAACTGGAATCCAGTTCTCATCGCATTGGTTCGTCGTGCAATGCCAAATCTTATGGCATACGACATGTGTGGTGTTCAGCCAATGTCTGGTCCAACAGGCTTGATCTTCGCAATGAAGTCAACCTTCGAAAAGACAAAAGCTGGTGTATCAGCAGGCGACGAAGCTCTCTTTAACGAAGCTCCAGTCGGATTCTCTGGTGATTCAGCAACAACCGGCAACGGAACTGGTGGACCATCAGGTCTTACAGGTGCAGGCGATACCGATGGCGATGGAACAATCGCTGATTCAGTCGGTGTACCTTATGCAGGTGATCCATACACAACTGCCGAAGCAGAAGCTTTGGGAGACGGTGTAGGTGAAAACTTCGCAGAAATGGGATTCACCATCGAAAAAGCAACAGTCACTGCCAAGAGCCGTGCACTGAAAGCAGAATACAGCTTGGAACTTGCTCAGGATCTTAAAGCCATTCATGGTTTGGATGCTGAAACAGAGCTGGCTAACATTCTCTCAACAGAGATCATGGCTGAAATCAACCGTGAAGTTATCCGTACTGTTAACTCACAGGCTAAAATCGGTTGTACAACATCTAACACAGCAATCAATGGTATCTTTAACCTCTCAACAGATGCTGACGGTCGTTGGTCAGTTGAGAAGTTCAAAGGTCTCATCGTACAGCTTGAGCGTGAATCAAACGTAATTGCTAAAGAAACACGTCGTGGTAAAGGTAACTTCATGATCTGTTCATCTGACGTAGCATCTGCTCTGTCAGCATCAGGCATGTTGGATTACACACCTGCAATGTCAACATCTCTAAATGTTGATGACACAGGTAATACTTTCGCTGGTGTACTTAACGGTCGCATGCGTGTCTACATTGACCCATATGCAACTTCAGATTACGTCAACGTCGGTTATAAGGGTACAAACCCATACGATGCAGGTCTCTTCTATTGCCCATACGTACCGCTAACTATGGTACGTGCGGTTGGTGAAGACACATTCCAGCCAAAGATTGGATTTAAAACTCGTTACGGTATGGTTTCAAACCCATTCGTAGGAGCAACTCCAGCAAGCGGTCTGGCTGCAAATCGTAGTAACCAGTACTACAGAATCTTCCGCGTGGACAACATCCTCGCTTAAGGTCAATAAAAATAAAAAAATATAACTGAGGCAGCTTCGGCTGCCTCTTTTTTAACATAGAAAACGTATAAATAGATCATGGCTACTTTAACAGAAAACTTTAATTATCTACAACCTACAAGTTTTAAACTAGTAATTGATAGACGGAATTATCCTAACTTAGAATTTTTCTGTCAGACAATCACTCATCCGGGTATGATTATAAATCCAGTAGAGTTACCGATACCGCGTCTCGCAGGCGTGCCACTTCCAGGTGAGTCACTTACTTTTAATGAATTGTCTACAAATATTATATTAGATGAAAATCTTGAAAGTTATTCAGAAATGTACAATTGGATTCTTCGCTTAGTAAATAGAAATCTGGGAAAAGGTAAAGGTAATACTGCAACAAATACGGATACCCCGACATATGCAGATATTACATTGTCAATTCTTTCAAGTCATAACAATCAAACAAAACAAGTAAGATATATAGATTGTATACCTACTGCTCTTGGTGATATTGTATTTGAGTCAACAGCAGATGGACAAACTTTTATTACATTCGCGGCAACATTCAGATTTAATTACTTTAAGTTGGTATAAATGGCAGAATCAAAAGCAAGACTTATAGCAGGTAATTTTACTACTACAGGAACACCAGCTACTGGCGGCGGTGGAGGCGGAGGAGTAGATTCTGCTGGTACCTTAACTCTTGTAGGTATTGATGGTATCGTAAGAGAACATAGTCATACAATATCTGCAAATTATACTCTTGATTCTGCAAAGAATGGATTGGTTGCTGGTCCTATCTTTGTAGATAGCGGTGTAACAGTAACGATTAACGATAGCGCAACGTTGGTAATAGCATGAGTACAATACACACAAACACAGTAGAGACATCATCAGGTGGCGCAGTCACGCTGACTAATCAGAGTGCGGCAAAGGCTTGGGTATCTTTCGCTAACACAAGCGGAACTCCTGCTTCCCTTAAAAGCATAAACTTAGCTAGCATTACAGATTCTGGTGTGGGTCACTACGGCTTAAATTTAACAAACGCTTTTACTGATAACGAATATTGCGTAACCCTTTCTGCAAGTTCTGAAAACGGCTTTGGTGGTGTAGCTTGTATTGACTTGACAAATACTACCGCTTCAAAAACTCAAATGTACACTATTTACAACAATGCAAGTACTATTGCAGATTACGATAGAAATAATGCAAAAGCGCATGGGGACCTCGCATGACCGCAGCAAGATTACAAAGTTTAGGTGGGCAGTTTTCTTTTCCAGGACGTGCGGCATTTTATGTTGATGCTAATAATGGCGCAAATCAAGATTTAGGATCATCGAGTTCGTCTACATATGTTAAAGTTGAGTGGGAAAGAATTATATATGAACAAGGTGGTAGCAATTTTAGTTTAGCAAATAATGAATATACTATACCTGCAGGATGCACAGGACTGTGGCAATGGAACTTAAATCTAACTTGGCAGATACCAGATGCCAGTATTATGTTTCTAGAGACTTCTATAATCAATGCTAACGGTGCACCTGTCAGTATAGCAGGATTAACTCATGCAACTAATAATACGGGTGGACTTGATTACTCTGGTGCTCAAGTATCTGGAATTGCGAAATGCACAGCAGGTGACACCATTTATATTAACGTTAGACAAGGTCAACCTAGCAGTTCTAAAGTTTTTATCAGTAGCAATTGGTCGGGATATTTTGTAGGATAAAGATATGACATACGGTAAAATAGTAGCAGATCAGATTCAGCACAGTTCAGAAGGCACTGTCGGTACACAGTATGTTGTGAGCGGTAGTGCGAAGGCACATATAAATTTTAATATGACCGGAACTCCAGCAATAAGAGATGGTCTTAATTTTTCTAGTATTACAGATGGTGGACAAGGTATTAACACAGCCGTATACACAAATAATATGGGTAACGCTAATTATACTTATGTTACTGGCGGTGAATATGATGCCGGGGTTCATGCCGGCTTTAGTATGTTTAATTATGATGCCACAGGAGCATTACCTACTGCTAACTTTCCTATAAAAGCATTTAAAACAAATGATACAGCTTTAGTAGATGTAAAATATTCTACAGCGGTTATTTTTGGAGACCTCGCATAATGGCTAGTAAAACTCGACTGCTTGCAAATCTAATTACTAGTACTGGAGATGTGAAGGCTATAAATCTCGATAACGTTCCGGCTTCTTCGCCAGGTGTTCAGGTATATGCCACCAAAGAAAATCTACCAACGACTGGATTGACTTCCGGCGATCAGGCATATGTGACAAATACAAGCAGACTTTATATTTCTAATGGTTCTGGTTGGTATAATGTTGCATTGATAAATGCTACTCCTTCGCTAACTATTGATCCGCTTGGCACTATTGAACTTGCGAAAGATGGTTCAACACCGACAGTAGTTACTCTTACAGCTACTGACTCTGATAACGCCGTAGATGGATTAACTTTCTCAGTAGATTCTGACGGAAGTTTTGCTGGATTAGGAACTATCAGTCAAGATTCAAGTGTGTTTACTATTACGCCATTAAGTGAAGATTCTGCTACTACTACATTGTCAACATTAACATTTAAAGCATCAGATGGTATTAGTTTTGGATCTGGTACTAGTACAATATCATTAACTTTCAAAGTAACAAATTCTAATCATACAACACTATTACTACAAGCTGATACTGCTGGTACAGATAACCAAGTTGATGCTTCTACTAATACGCATACAATTACTGAAACAGGTAATGTAACATCAACAGGATTTTCACCATATCATCCTGGTGGTTATAGTACTTATCTTGATGGTACTGGAGATTGGTTAAACATTGCTAATGCTAGCGAACAGCTAGTTCCAGAAAGTGGAGATTTCACAGTAGAACTTTGGTTCTATACTACGAATGCATCTACTCGAATGGATCCATATTCAAGTTACACTGCATCAACTGGATTTGGTATCATACTAAGTCACACTAGTGGCGGGATGGTATCAACATATAAAGGTAATACAATTACAAACGCCTCAGCTTCTGGTCAATTTAGTGCAAATGTTTGGAATCATCTAGCTGTTTCTAGAAGCGGCACAACTACTAAAATTTTTATTAACGGTACTGCAATTCACACGAATGCAAGCGATAGTACAGATTATAGTGGTACATCTACTCTTTATATCGGTGCGGCAGGAAATGCGAGTCTACCTTATACTGGATATTTAAGAGATGTGAGATTCGTAAAAGGCACTGCAGTTTATACTTCAAACTTCACAGCACCTACGGATCCATTAACTGCGATAACAAATACTAAATTGCTTACTTGTCATTTGCCTTATATAGCCGATGGTTCAAGTGATGCTGCTACTATAACTAAAGTAGGTAATAT